GAAAACAAAAGCGTTATCGATCTCTGCAGAGCGCTTTATCACCCACAAGCAAACTGGGAAAACGTCAGGAAAGTTCTTCTCGACCTCGAGAGCGAAGACCATGAGAAAATCCGCAAAGCAGTGCTCGGCTATTTTGCGAACGTTTTAATGTCCAAGCATGACATGCTTGCCCATCTTATTATTCAACTTTTCAAGGAGCCATTTTATGACTCCGGATTTCCAGGAATCGTTTCAGCTTGTTTCGAAGTATTTGCTCAATCAAAGGAGGTGATGAAACATGACAATTCCGACGTGCCGTATTAGAGAGTAACATCACTACCAAGAAAGGAGAAAATCAAGATGAAGTACAATTTCAAAGAAGACATCAAAATCAACGAAGACAATCTTCAAGAAGAATGGATAAAGCAACCAATGCTGTTTTGGAAATACAGCAAAAAAGCAAAGGAGCTGAGAGCAAAAGCAATAAAGGCAAATGAAAAGACAAAGCTAATAAAGTCCGAACTAATTCTTAAAGCCTCGAAGGATGGAATCGAAGGAATAGACAGGATAAGCGACGTAAAAGCGGAAGCCTGGGCCAGAACACAACAAGAGTATTTGCAGGCAAAAGAGGAGTGGGAAAATGCAGAATTGGAAGCTGAGATTTTCGACGCGGCCGTTTATGCACTAGTGCAGAAAAAGACGGCGCTGGAAAACTTAGTACGCTTAACGTTAGGAGACTATTACTCATATCCTAAGTACGAAGAAGCCGGTAAAGAGCTAAAGACAAAAGTAAAAAAAGCGATCGTTTCTTCTAGCAAACTTTCAGAAAAGGAGGAGGACAAATGAATCTGACAGAGCGAATCAAAAAGAGGATCACGGAAAGGCAAAACGTAAAAGGAAGCTCCAGTAAGTATATTTTGGATCCAGATGTTACGTTCTTCACGCCGAAGAAAGGAATAAACGAGATTGATATTATCCCTTACAAAGTTACAGTGGAAAATCATCCAGAAGGAATTGAAGTAGGCGATCTTTGGTATCAAAGAACTGTCTTTGTTCATTATGGCATTGGATTGGAGGATCAGTCTTACATTTGCCCTCGAACAATTCGAAAGCCTTGTCCGATTTGCGAGCACAGGCTTATCATACTCAAAGATGAAAACGCAGACAAAAGTATTTCGGACCATCTAAAGGCAAAAGAGAGAGAGCTCTACAATGTCGTGGATTTGAGCCTTCCGGAGCGTAAAGTCCAGCTTTGGGAAATCTCTTACCACAACTTCGGGCGAATGTTGGAAGAGGAAATTCGAGAAGGCAACATCGAATGGGCGAGATTTCCAAGCCTGACCAAAGGATATACATTAAGAGTCAGGTTCACGGAAAAAACGATTGGAAGTGGGAAAACATACTTGCAAGCCACTAGAGTTGACTTTGTCAAAAGGCAGGAACAATACACAAAAGAAATTTTGAAGCAAGTATATGATTTGGACAGAATCTTAAACGTTCTTCCCTACAAGGAATTGGAGAGACTTTTTTTCGAAGGGACTAATAATAGTGGAAGCGATAACGATGTCGACAAATTTCAAGATTCCACCGGAATCAAAAAGACAATTACGAAAGACACAAGAATGAAGCCTCAAGTAGTTGTAAGCAGGAATCTCTCAAGAAAGATCAAAGACGAGGAGAACGAGGAAGGGATTGAAGAAAAAACTGAAGAAGACGAAGAAGAAAAGGAAACGGCAGAGCAATTAGAAGACGAGGAAGAAAACGAAGGACATGAGAACGAAGATGAAAATGAAGATGAGAATGAAGGCGAAGATGAAGACGAGGAGGAAAAAGAGACTCCGAAGGCAGCCGGAAAGCAAAAACAAATAAGCCAAAAGAAATGTCCATACGGACACAAATTCGGCCAGGACGTTGACACAACAAAGGACTGTGTAGATTGCAAAGTCTGGGAGGATTGCCTCGATGCAGCGGAAGAATAATAACAGCAAAAGGGAATTCAAAAAAGGGAAAAGTATTTTTGTCACAACCCGCGAAATTCAAAAGATGCTAGAGGAATACGGAGTAATTGTAACACCTCCGACTATTGTGAAATGGATAACCGAACTGGGATTAGCAAAAAAGCTGACCAAAGGAGGTTGGTATTATGCCAGGAGAGAGGAAGTTGAAAAGGCGATCAAAGAAAAATTCGGAAACGGAGGAGATTGAACGAACGATCCTTTCCGAAGATGCTCAAAAAAATTCAGGGCCGTCCTTCGTTCATTCCGGCTCTACACTACTAAATCTTGTTTGCTCTGACAGCATCAAAGGAGGATTTGTCAAAGGATCTATGATCAACGTGATCGGCGATTCTCATACCGGAAAAACTATCCTAGCGCTTACTTGCCTTGCTGAAGTCTCCAATCGAAAGCGGTATGATGATTATCTTTTGTTCTACGATGATGCCGAGAACGCCTGTAACTTCAACATCAAAAAATTGCTCGGCAATATCGCTTTCGAAAGAATTACCTTTCTAAGTCCTCCGTCATTTACAATTGAGCAATGGGCGGATCGCGTCAGAGAATTGCTGAAGGAGGGAAAGAAATTTATCTACGTTTTGGATTCTCTTGATGCGTTGACCAGTGAATCAGAAGTTGAGCTATTGGAAAAACAAATCAAGGAGAGGGCACGATCAGGAGTGACACTATCGGAATCATATGGGACAGAGAAAGCAAAGGCAATCAGTCAAATGCTAAGAACTATCTCTAATGATCTGAAGCAAACCGAATCTTTGCTCTATGTGATCAGTCAAGTCAGGGAGAACATCGGAGCCAGACAATTCATGCCGAGGTATCGACGTTCCGGAGGCAAAGCACTTGATCATTATTCGCAACATGTATTTTGGTTGGCAACAAAGGAAGTGATAAAAAGCTCAAAGCGAAACATACCAATAGGACAACTAACACAGATAAAATGCACTAAAAACAAGGTAACAGGAAAGATCAGGTCAATTGAAGTCCCAATCTATTACAGTTATGGAGTTGACGATATTGGGTCTATGATCAATTTCCTGATGAGCGAAGGAAGATGGAAACGAAACGGAGGTATCATTCATTGTCCAGAGTTAAACTTTAACGGAACAAAAAATCAGCTAATACAATTCATAGAAGACAGCAAACACGGCGAATCAAAGTTGAAGAAAATTGTCTGGGAGCAATGGAACAAAATCGAGTCCGAACTGGAGTTGGGAAGGAAAAGCAAATATGACAATTAAGATGAGAATAAGCAGAGCAAGATGCAAGGAAAGAGGAAGATATTTGCAAAAGGAAGTCGCAAAGAAAATTTCAGAAATCACAGGTATCTCGTATGGAAAAGACGAGCCAATAGCATCAAGGGAAATGGGTCAAAGTGGTCCCGATGTCAGATTAGTGGGAGAAGCAAAAAGGATCTTTCCTTTTGCGATTGAAGCAAAGTATCAAGAAAAATGGAACGTCGTAGAATGGATTAAGCAAGCGAAGAAAAACATGCAAGATTCCGGAAAGTATCTATCATGGTTGCTAGTGTTAAAGAAAAATAATTTGGATCCTGTCATTGTTTTAGACATGAACGTTTTCTTTTCCATTGCTCTTCCGTGGATCGAAAAGATGAAAGGAAACCATAAATGATCAAATCAATCAAGATTAAAAACTTCAAATCTCATCAAAAAACAAGTTTGGACTTATCTCCTGGGATAAACGTTATAACAGGGCAAAGTGATGCTGGGAAAAGCGCAATACTTGGATCCATCTATTGGGTTACTCAAAACAGGCCATTAGGAACGGCCATCCTCAGACACGGAAAAGACAAGGCAGCAGTATCGATAAGAACGGATCATGGGAAAATTACAAAAATCAAATCCGACAAAGTCAACAGATACATTGTAACTTTGGCTGAAAGCGGAAAGAAGCAGAAACATGTCTTAGATTCTGTTGGAACTTCTGTTCCTGATACTCTCAAAAAAGTAATAAACGTAGACGATCTTAATTTTCAACGCCAACATGATCCTCCGTTTCTTGTGAGCTTCTCAAGCTCTGAAGTCGCGAGAATCCTAAACGAAGCTGCAAGCCTGGACGAAATTGACAAAGCTCATTCAAAAGTCAGATCAATTCAAAGGCAGTTAATTTCCTCTATTGAGCATTACAAGTTACAAGCAAAGTCAGTAACAGAGCAAATACAATCGCATAAATATGTTGAAAAAATAGAGCGCAAGTTTTTGAAGAAAGCTCTGCCATTACATCAAAAGTTAAAAACTCTCAAGGAGACGGAAGAAGATTTGTCAAAAGCAATAAAGGAAACCCTGTCAATAGAAGAGCAGATAAAAGAAAAATGTTGGGCGAAAACAGTTGATGAGAAAAAGGTGCTATCTGATTGTCAAGCGATAAAGCAAAGGTTGATTGAAATATCACAAACAGAAAAAGAACTGACTATTTGCATATCAGAGTTGAAATCAATTGACGAAAGAATGAAGCAAATACTGTCGACCATAAATAAGACAAAAGAAGAAATACTTTCGTTAAACATTCAAAAATGTCCGCTGTGCGGAAACGTATGGAAGGGACTTAATCATGAAAATTTTGATTTGCTCTGATTTGCATATTAGGGAAAGCAGCCCAAGATGCCGCAAAGATGATTATTGGAGTCGTCAAAAAGCAAAGCTAGAATTCATAAAAAATTTGTCGAGAGAATGCAACATTACAATTTGCGCAGGAGATGTTTTTCACCATTGGAAGCCTTCACCATTCTTGATAAGAGAATCTATGAAAAGGCTGCCTGTTGGAATGCTATGCATTCCTGGGCAGCATGATCTTCCGCAACATGATTTTTCCCAAATAGGCAAGAGTGGATTCGCAGTGTTGGAACAAGCCGGAATAATTGAGAAGCTATACGTAAATGAGCCGTTTACAAGGCATTTGATTTATCCTGACAAAAAATCAAGCAATGATATTCCGATCATGATTGACTTGTATCCATTCGGCAGAAGCACGGAAGAAAACATAGCAAAGGCAATGGAAGCGATGAAAGACGATGACGGTATTTTCAAAATAGCAGTAATACATGAATTAGTATGGGAATCCAAAAAGAAAGATACGCGGCAAGACTTCCTTCCTTTGTCCGGCCATGTCAAAAGAGTCGCAAAAAGACTTGAAAAATACAATTTGATCGTTTGTGGAGACAATCATAATTATTTTGTTGTAAAAGAACGGCAAACGTCAAAATTCATTATCAACACTGGCTCCATGATGAGAATGACTATTTCGCAAGCTGAGGATGAGCCTTCGGTCGTTGTATTCGATACTGCCAACAAATCATATAGACGAGTTTATCTTCCAATTTCGAGCAACTTGAAAGACACTTTCGACTTTGAAAGTAAGATGATAGAAGACGGAGATGAAAAGTTGTCATTGTTTATCGAGCAGCTGTGCAAAGAATATGAAATAGGTCTCAGCTTCAGAAAAAACATAGAAGAGTTTTTAGCAAAGAATCCTAATATAAGGAATGAAGTTAGGCAGATGATATGGAGGATCGTTGAAAATGAATGAGTCGGCAAAAGAGCTAATCAAACGACTTGAAGAGTTACAATTAAAACTGACTAGGGCAAGAACAGAACTTGCAAAATTAGAAGGAAGAAAAGAACAAGTCTTGTCTAATTTGAAAGAAAAACAGAAATGCGAATCATTGGAAGAAGCAAGTGAAAAGCTGAAATCTGTTAGAAGAATAAGGGAAGCAACAGAACGAGAGCTGATGTCGATCTTAAATGCTTTAGAGGAAGGAATGAAAGAGCATGACAAATCTTGAAGAAAAAATCTCGAGCATAAAATCAACGTTAGATATGAAAAAAGGAGAATTGGAAAAGCTAAGGAATGATTTGCGGAAATTTAATGACAAGATAAATGAACTGCAAAATGAACTAGATATTTTGAAAGAAGCAAGATCCATCATTCAGAACGTAGCAGCGGAAACGCAAGAAAAATTGGAATACAAAATCAGCCAGTTGTCAACATTGGCCCTGCGCACGATCTTCTCAGATCCTTATACTTTAAGAATTTCATTCGATCAAAAAAGAGGAAAGACAGAAGCAACCATCTTTCTTGAAAGAAACGGAAAGACATATGAAATCACGGAAGTCGGCGGCGGAGTAATTGATGTTACATCTTTCGCTTTGAGGCTTTCAATCCTTGCAACAAGGGCAAGGCAAACAGACAAAATCTTGATATTGGACGAGCCTTTCAAGTTCTTAAGTAGAGATCTTCAGCCGTTTGCTGTTGCAATGATGAGAAAATTAAATGAGCGGCTAAAGTATCAAATCATAATGGTGACGCACAATGAAGAGCTAATTGAAGCAGGCGACAAAAAATTTAGAGTGCAAATTACAAAGGGAGGCAAAAGCAGTGTCAAGGAAGAGTCAAGAAAAACTCCGACTTGAAGAAATTCCTCTCTACAGAATCATAAGATACATGATTAAGAGATCCACAAAATCTTATGACGAAGTAGCAGAGCAATTGGGAATCAAAGTGCATATGCTGTATAAAATGCTTAATCCAGAATGCAAGCAAGAATTTCCGGCTCAAAAGTTGCTTCCTTTGATGACGTTTCTAAACTCAGATCTTCCAATAAGATGGATGAGAAGGCAATTCACAATTGCAACGCAAAAACAACAAAAGGAGAAAGTGCCATGAAAAAAGGAAGCCGCAATGTTATTAGTGAGTATGAAATCCTGGAAGCGTTGAGGCAGAAAGAAGAAGACAAGTATTATACGATCAAATGGGCGATTCTTGAGACAATAGCTTTCCTTATCGCGACTTCTGGAGTATTATTTCTTATCTATGTTTTGTTTTTCAGCTATTGACTGACGTGGGCAAAATCAAGGAGGATGAGAAAATGATTGAGTCCGTCATTGGAACAATCGCGATAGATGCAGGTCACGGAGGAAAGGATCCTGGAGCAATTAGCTACACCGCCGGAAAAAACGAATCCTCCAAAATTCCGTATGAGTGGATCTTTGAAGGAACGAAGACAGACTTATGCGAAGCAGATCTCAACTATGTAATTGCTGGAAAAATTGCAAAATTTTTAGTAGAGACGCACAAGATTCCTGTGGTAATGATAAGACCGACAAGATCATGTTTTCTAACCCCATATTCAAGATTGTCTTTGTTTCAGAATTCATGTGCCAAAATGCTGCTATCTGTGCACATGAACAGTTACAGTGGATTTGCAACAGGATTCGAAGTTCTTGTCGGTAAGTACAGTGGAAGCAAAACTTTCTTGCTAGCAAACAAAGTTGCGTCCGCAATTAGGAAATGCTTGCCAAATCAGTTTCCGTTTAGAGGAATCAAAATTCGTCCAGACCTTACTCTCTTATCAACACTTAATCCATCTATTATCATTGAGCCAGGGTTTTTAACAGATCTGGATTTCGTGAAATGGATCGTCAAAGAAGAAAATCAAGATGAATTGTCGCTTAAGATTGCAGGCGCGTTAGCAGATGAATTTTTCAACAGATCAGCATAAGAAAGGAAACGAAAATGAAATTTCTAATAATATTGCCAGTGATCGTGATTTTGTTTGCAATTATCATAGCAATTGCAGAGGCAAGGCATTCGAAACTTACAACGCCGAAAGATCAAAACTGTTATCCACATATTTATCTCAGCGGAAGAGTTGAAATCAGAGGATTCCCAAATCAATTATATGTTTTGGAATACAATAATCTTGATGAATTGAGCAAGATGCTGACCATTGTTCAGAAAGATATGGAAGGAAAAATCAACTGGATGGGGCATGATTAAAAATATCATGTCTTTTATTTAGGAGCGCTTTTTAGAAACAGCATCAAAATGTCTCGCAACAAAGATCCTCCGGAAAAGAAGCAAGTAATGATGACGATCAAAACAAGAGTATTTAGCTTGGATTCAAGATTCCTTATTTCATCTCTCCTATCCCTTTCAAGCATATCAATTCTCTCCTGTATCTGTACGACAGACTCCTTCATTTCTCCATGCACTGGACAAACGTAGGAATCAGAGAAATATGGTCCGGAAGCTTTCTTTGGCGGCGAATCTCCCATATCTTTGTTCCTTCTTTTTTAATTTGCTTATGCTTCTTGCTCTGTAAAAACTGAGGGATCATAATTTACGGCTTCGATTTTGACTTTCATTTCATTCGTCAAAGTGATTGATTCGATCCTGACTAATTCCAAATCGTACTCATATCTTCCGATTGCAAACGGATCTCCTTTGCTGATGTCTGACAAAATTTGATTAAGATTTGCAGGAGCGCTTACAGTAAAAGTATCAGTCAACGAATCGAATGGAGAATCAATTTGAAGAAGATAGTATTGGTCTGTATCGTTCGATCTAACTGCTACTTTTGCATTAGAGGAAGAATACATTGCAGAATCGAGTTGAATTTTCCTGTCAAGTTTCACAGTATGAGCAGTGGCATTGACAGACTCTATTTTTCCTCCGAATCCATATTTGTTTGATTCACTCTGCAAAATAATTACATCTCCAATTTCGAAAGCCAAACCATCAATATCCATTTGCCATGCATATTTCTTCTGAATTGATCTTACTGTTCGAAGTCTCAAATCGGCTTCTCTCAAAGCCTGCCCGTAGCTTGTAATCCACGGAATGAAAATTGTCTCAATTTTTGCTTCTCTCATCTCAACAGGATCGCTGATAATTTCATCACAAACAGCTTCCGCAACATTTTTCTTGTATTGATTTTTTGCGTCCAAAAATTCAATTCTCAAGATTGATGGCTTGTCTTTGTCAGTAACCCATTCAACAACCATAGAATTTTTTTCATACATCGAACTTGATACCATAGCAACGGGATCAGAAGGCTTGTTGACTTTCGCGTATAAGACACTTCCGAATGACGACAGCCTTGCTCTTCCTACCTGCAAAATTTGCTCTAATGCGTCTTGAACAGACATGTCCTTAACATCAAAGACACCATTGCAAGTAATCCTCTTTGAGATTTCAGTCATCTCTGGTGGATCGTAGACAGGGACATCACAATACGATGCCCATTCCGAAAAACTCGCATAATCTAATCTCTTTGGATCATACCCAGCTCCGTACCTTTCATTCGTCAAAATGTCATAGCAAACCCAAGCTGGATTGTCAGAATTATGGTACTCGTAAAAGTATGCTCTTCCGTTCCACACTCTTATTCCTAATTGCCCCCTGCGAACAATAACATTGACAGTAGGAACATTGACAAGTCTGTCCTGTGCCGGAATCTCAACCCCAATTTGAGCAATATAAGGATACCGCAAATTCAGCCGGCGAATAGCGGTGATAGAATACAAATTAGCTTCATTAACTTTATCCACGCTGCTCCCACGCATCGGAAGCCTTGCTCTTGTGGAAACTTCGATGCCGGTATTCGATTCTTTAGTGACTAACGATCCGCTTAATGTCGCATGAGCATTGCTTTTGCTTCCTGTCACGACTCTTCCAGCAACAAAAGCAGAAGGATTTACAATTTTATCAAGATAAAATCTAGTGTATGGGTAACTTTCACTCATCCCAACAAGTATTGCAGATCCGCCTCCAGAAGATGTTGTTATCGTTTCTCCTGGAAAGAAAGTCCCACTGTAGCCCGTCCCAGACAATGGGACGTAATCGAAAGAAAACCATTTTCCAAATGAATAAACCCCAAGCCATTTTCCCTTGACGTCTGTGCTTCCGTATCCTTCACGCATATAAGGGCGCCAAGTAACAATCAATCCTCCGGTTTGATCTGATTGTATTGACTCGGTAAAGATCTGATGCCAACTATCGTTTCCATCGTAGAGTCCTTTTTGAAATCTGTAGCCAAAGACAATTTGATCGGCATGGCCTTTAATCTTGTATCTTGCAAGTCCGGCATTTACCCAGTCATTCAGCCAATCCTGGCCGACATTAGGAGTGGTGAAAGATTTCGTATATGGAACTGCGCCCATAAACAACGCAAATCTTTTGATGTAAAATGACAAAGATGGAATTACATCGTCATCGTCTTCTGTATGCCATCTTGCCTTTCCCAGTCCAAACCTTATCCCACGGTCATCTTCTCTTGTCCAATCGCAATAAATTGAGTCTGAGCCAACTCTGTTTTCTGGTAAATCTTTGTCGGTATATTCGATGCCGTCGACAAAAAATCTGTAATCCCTTCCGCTCCTCAAAAAATAAAAGAAATGCCATGCATTCAAAGTCACCTCTGAAGTCGATATTAGCTTTGACCAAATATAGGTATCACTGTCCCAACCCTCTTCCTCATAATGCTGCACCTGAAAGAAGAAATAAAAACGGCTAGAATCCACTTTCCAAAAGTAGAGATAAACAGCCTTCCTGCCTGCGGAGTCGTCATCATAACGCGGAGACCAATGAGCAATAAGTCTAGCGTGTCCGCTTGGAATCACAGCATAATCATCTGTTGTTAGATAAAAATGAAATGCTATTGCAAATGTCTCACTATAAGGAGACAAAGCATAACAAGTGTATTTGTCACCTAGCTCTATTGCAGCATCGCCATCAAGAAGCCTCGTACAAATCTGTCCTGCAATACTAGTTCCAACAGATACTCTGCTAAGAAAG